CACGGGCCCGCGAACGCGCGCCAGCGCTTCCGGGGTGTGCCCGCGGGCGGCCAGGCGCTCGAGGCGGCTCGCATGGGTCTTTCGCGAGCCCAGCGCGCCGATGAAGAAAACACCGGTCCGTAGCGCGACATCCAGCGCCGGATCGTCCAGCTTGGGATCGTGTGTCAGCGTAACGACCGCAGTACGGTCGTCCGGTGTCAGAGCGTTCAGCGCCTCATCCGGCCATGCCAGGATCAGTCTGGCATTGGGAAAGCGGTCTGTTGTGGCAAAACCGCGCCGCGGGTCGATGATGGTGGCGGCATAGCCAGCCAGGGCGGCCATGGGCGCGAGCGCCTGCGCAATGTGTACGGCGCCGACAATCAGCAGGCGCGGCGCCGGCGCCTCGATTTGCAGGAACCACTTCTCCGCGCCGACCTGGACTGTCCGGGCCTCATCGCTGGCCAGACCGACGGCCGCGCTTTCGTTCAATGCAAGCGGTGCCATCGGGTCCGGCAGCAGCATCTGGAAACCGTCCGGCAGGCGCGTAGCCAGGGTGAGCGTGGTGCCGGCAGCGCGGCGGGCCAGAATCTCCGTCAGCATGTCCGGCGTCACCCGACGCGCTCCAGGAAAATCGTCAGCTTGCCGCCGCAGGCGAGGCCCACCTCCCAGGCGCGTTCATTGCTGATGCCAAATTCCAGCACTTGCGGCAGGCCGTCGGCGAATGTCCGGCACGCGGCCGCGGCCACGGCCGCCTCGACGCAGCCGCCACTCACCGAGCCCGCCATGCGGCCGGAGGCGGTCAGCACCATGCGGCTGCCGCGCGGCCGCGGCGCGCTGCCCCAGGTATCGATGACTGTTGCAATGGCCGTTGGTTCGCCTGCCAGATGCCAATCGGCCGCGAGTTGCAGGATGTCGTCCGGGAGCGTGCCAGCGGCGGAGGGTTGCGTCACAATGCCTAGATAGAATGTCACCGCCGCGATGGCGACGCCGATTGCATCGGCGCCGGTCAGGCAGGCACGCGCGCCAAACGGCCGATACGGCCGCTCAGCCATCCGGTCGGCGGGCGTGTAGGCTGCCGCCGGGGCTCCGCTTGGGGCAGCAGATTGTCGTAGGTCCAGCGCAGAATCACGACCATCCGGTGCCGGTGCTCCGGCATATCAGCCGCACCTTCAATGGCTGTCAGCAAGCCGGCGACAACCTCATCTACGGCAGCGCGCAACGCGGCGAGGTGGCCGGGTTGCATGCGAAGATCGAGGCACATGGCAATGTAGGCGCGCAGCGCCCTGGGGTAGCGTTCGCCATCACATTCGACCTCCGGGCAGATCGCGCTTTGGCGCGCGGCAAAGAAAAGATCCCAGGCCTTGGTAAAATTCCGCATGTGGCCCTCGCGCGCGAACAACCAGGCCATCTCGCAATAACAGAAGTAATTGCCGCGGCCGGCCCCTTCCTTGAGCAGGCGCATGGCGCGACGGCGATCGGCACCGACTTTCGTGCGCATGTGCAGATAAATGACGCCGAGGCGCTCCACCGCGACCAGCGACCCACGCCGCCGGGCGGCCTGGTAGTACCGCACCGCCTCCGCAAGGTCCTGCAGCGTCTCGCCGCGACCGAACAGATGGCGGTCGCCCTCTGCGAGCAGCTCCGGCGCGGAGCGATCGGCGCGCTCATCGGGGCTGGCCGGATCGGGCGAGGCACAGGCCAGGACAACCCGCACGATATCGCTCGTGGCGCCGCGAAAGAATTCCCGGTTGGCGGCCGCACGTAGGCCACGGCGATCCAGTTCCGCATGCACGGCGCGTTCGGCGGCGGCGCAATCGGCGCAGGCTTGTTCGAACGCGACGACAAAAGGCGTCGCGACGCTGGTCGAAGCTGAAAGTTCCGCGGCGCGCTCGGACGGCAGGCGCGTGGTGCGGCCAACCTTGATCAGACCAGGCATGGATGAGTTCACAAGCACATAGATCCAACCCTGTTCCATGCCCGGCCTCTGATATTTCGCCTGAAAATGTTTCAGGCGTCCATAGATTTACAACTCCAGGTAGTAACGCTGAACGCGCAAAAATGTGAACAGAACTTAACATGAACAAGCCAATTATCACGAACTTGTGACTTGCGAGTTACACATATCTTTGATCCCGCACCGCGAGGTGCGGGCATGCCTGCTTAGGCCGGTCTGACAATCAAGAAGGCTGGGTGGGACGAAACCGTCCCCTCACAGCGCCCGGCGCTGCCCACGAAGCTTCTCCGATCGGATCAGCGCCCGCGCTATGATTGCAGGGCTGATTTTGCCATCGGTAAAACCATGCCGAGGGTCTTTCCTACAGGGCCGCCAAAACCGCCTCGGCGCGGCTGACGTCAAAGTCGCCCGGCTTCTCGACCGCCAGATGCGTGACCTTCATGTCGTCAGCGACCAGCGCGAAACGTTGGCTGCGCACGCCGAGCCCGCGTGCAACCAGGTCGAGTTCCAGCCCGAGCGCCTTGGTGAATTGTGCGGAGCCGTCCGCCAGCATCACGATTTCCGGCCCAACGTTCTGCGACTTCGCCCAGGCCCCCATGACGAAAGCGTCGTTCACGGCCAGACAGACCAGACTATCGATCCCCTTGGCAGTAAATTCCGCCGCGTGTTCCACAAAGCCGGGGAGGTGCCGCGCGGAACAGGTTGGCGTGAAGGCGCCAGGCACCGCGAACAGTGCCACACGCTTGCCCCGAAACAGATCGTCCGTGCTGACCTCCCGCGGACCGTCCGCGGTGGCCGTCATCAGCTTCATGGATGGCAGGGTGTCGCCGGATTTGATCATGATGGCGTGACGCTCTCGTGTTGCTGCGGTGAAGAAGCAGTAACCAATAGGGCATCGCGTGTCATCACGCAGCGGGTTCACGCGCAATTGCTTGCACGCGCATGGCAGCGCGCCAGATGATAGCGTCGAATGGGGGTTATGGCATGGGCGCGTCGGCGATCGTGGGTGACGGACTGCTGACCGGCCAGTTGCTGATTGCCATGCCGGCAATGAATACGCCGCACTTTGTCCAGAGCGTCATATATATGTGTGCCCATACGTCCGAAGGGGCGCTCGGGATCGTGCTGAACCGTCCCCTCGCCCGGCCGAGCTTCGATGATCTCCTGGAGCAGCTCGGCGTGTCGCCACTCCCGCCAAGCCGGCGGATAGCGCTTTATCGCGGCGGCCCGGTAGAAGCCGCGCGTGGCCTGGTGCTGCACACCAGCGACTGGACCGGCGAGGGAAGCCTGTTGGTCGACGACCAGGTTGCGCTGACATCGAGCATGGACGTGCTGAAAGCCCTGGCCGACGGCGGTGGCCCAGCCCGCGGATTGCTGGCGCTTGGTTACGCCGGGTGGGGACCCGGCCAGTTGGACAAGGAATTGCAGGAAAACGCCTGGCTTTCAGGCCCCTCAACGCTCGAACTCTTGTTCGACCGCGACCATGATACGAAGTGGCGCCGCGCCATGGCTCTGCTGAAGGTCGATCCGTTGCTGCTTTCTGGCACTGCGGGGCATGCCTAGGGAATCATGTCACCCACGTTGCCGTAAAAGAAAGCAATTACTTTTGAAAAAAAGAATAATCTTCCTTTGTTTATTTATTGCTGACGAACTGCACCAAACAGTCGCACCTCAATAGCGCTACCAGATGAGCCGAGATATGGCCCACTTCGGCGCCAGTCCTAAAATCTCCGCGGCACGCGAAGCGGCCCCCATATCTCCCCCCAGAGCCGCGCCATGAATGCCGCCAAGCACCCATAGACTGTCGATACCTGCCCCGCCGGCGCCTGCAATATCGGTCCGCAGCGAATCACCCACCGCAAGCAGGCGCTGCGCCGGCACGCGCAAAATAGATAGCGCCGCATCATAGATCCCGCGCGCCGGCTTGCCGATCCAGCACACATCCCCGCCCTGAGCCTCGTACCAGGCAGCCAACGCGCCCGCGCACAGAATGCGCGCCGTGCCGCGCACAATCTCCAGGTCCGGGTTGGCACAAATCATTTTCAGCCCGGCGCGCAAGCCGGCGCCGAGCTCGGGCAGAAAATCCTCCAGCCGCCCGGTTTCGCGCTCGTCGTCCGGACCCGTGTTCAACAACACATCGGCATCAGCCGGACGTTCAACACGTGTCATGCCGAGCCCGTCGAGCAGGCCGCGATCCCGTTCCGGACCCAGATGGTAAACGCGAGCGCCAAGTGTCGCGAACCAGGGATCATTACGGTCATTTAAGGCCTGCCACGTAGCCTCGCCGCTCGTCAGAATATGGGCGTAGAGCGTGTCATCGACGCCCATCCGTCGCAGCGTGCGCTGGACCGACGTGGCGCGCCGGGGCGCATTGGACAGCAGCAATACCGGCCGCCCGGCAAGCTGCCGCAGGCAGGTCAGCGCATCCGGGAACGGCGTGATGCCGTCATGGATCACGCCCCAAAGATCGACAACGAACCCGTCATACGCGTCGGCGATGGCCGAGAGGCCCGCAATAGCTTGCATTATGCGGCGGTCCCGACCGCCTGGGTGACGTGGTCGAAACCATCGACGCGCAGCGCGTCAAGCAACTCCTGTTTCAGGCGTGCGATCAGCGCGGGTCCCGCGTAGGCGAAGGCAGTGTAAAGCTGCACCAGACTGGCGCCGGCGCGGATCTTCGCCAATATGTCGCCGCCAGTGCGGATGCCGCCGCAACCGATCAAGGTCAGCCGGCCATCGGACCGCCGCCACGCCTGTGCCAGCATTTCGGTCGACCGTGCGAATAATGGCGCGCCGGAAAGACCTCCAGCCTGCTTGGCATTCGGGCCGTCAAGCGCAGCAGGCCGCGCAATCGTCGTATTGCTGATGATCAGACCCGCGACTCCATACGTCACGGCCGCCTCGATCACGGCTGCAAGCCCGGCGTCGGACAAATCCGGCGCGAGCTTGACAATAAGCGGCGGCCGCACCGGCACAGCGGCACGAATGGCACGCAAAATGGCCGTGAGCCGCGCCTCGCTTTGCAGATCCCGCAAACCGGGGGTGTTCGGAGACGAAACGTTCAGCGTGATATAATCAGCATACGGTGTCAGCGCGGCGACCATGGCAGGATAGTCGCGTTCGGGGTCGGCACCGTCCTTATTGATGCCGATATTGGCGCCGAATGGACATGGCTGCTGCGGCAGCGCCGCGAGGCGGGCACAGAACGCATCCAACCCGGCATTATTGAACCCCATACGATTGATCACGGCCTGCTGCCGCGGCAGCCGGAACAGGCGCGGCCGCGGGTTACCGGGCTGCGCGCGCGGCGTGACCGTCCCGGCCTCCACATACCCGAAACCAAGCCGCATCAGCGGCAGAACGGCGACGGCGTTCTTGTCGAAGCCAGCGGCCAGACCGATCGGATTGGGAAACAGGCACCCAAGCGCCCGGACCTGCAACGCCGTGTCATCACGGCTGGAAGCGGCCCGCACCACGCCGAGTTGCAGCGCCCTCAGTGCCACGCCGTGCGCCGTTTCGGCGTCCAGCAGGCGCATGGCGGGTGTCAGGGCGGAAACGACAGCGTGCGGCAGCATGGATGTCCCGTTCCTGCCGGTCTGGCGGCGGCAGCGCAAGTCTTGCCCTGCCGCACCCATCGGCCGATCCTATAGGCATGTGGTGCGACCCCTATCTCGAGACATGCTGCCGCGCGGCATTGCATCGCGTGCTGCTGGCCGGCGCGACCGGCCGGCCCGTCGGGCTGCCCGGTCGCTTGCCTGGTGGATTGCCCGGTGGATTGCCTGGTGGATTGCCCGGTGGATTGCCCGGTGGATTGAAGGACGCCCCATGCCTCGACAGATTGGCCATGATGGGCCTGGTCGCGGCACAGGACGATCAGCGATACCGCGCGACGCCGGCAGGCGTGGCCCGACATAGGCATGAAATCCTGCATCAGACGCTAGCGTGCACTGATCCGTCAACTTAACGGCGCCGTCTGAATTGCAACGCCGTTCGGCACAACACACAAAACACGCCCGCCGTCACTGGCTGAGACCATGACCATGTCGCCGGCCGCTAGCATGTCGCCAGCAGCGGCAAAAAACCCGTCGCTCGCGACGGTCCCTTGGCGATCTTCAAAGGCCTTGTAGTGCCACAAGGTAAAACCATTAGCATAAGCGAGCACGGACAGATTGCGGATTGCGAAGGCCATCGGGGTTTCCTTTCGTACATGAAAAAAGGGCCGCCCCCCGAAGGAAGCGGCCCGGTCAGGTGCGCTGGACAGATTCCGCCCAGCGACGGAATTATCTAGGCGTGACGCCAGCGCGCCGTCAATACTTTTTTTCCTATATTATGTTTCACTGCACGATGCCCTTTTGCCGTAACACCGGACGGAGACGGTCCATCGCTTGTTGCCACAACCGCGTGTCGCTCGCCTCGCGGCTACTGCCTCCCGGTGTCATCTGACGCTCGCCCCATGTCCGCAGGACACGCGCATGAGCCAGGTTGATGCGCCGATCACGATAGAGCCGGTCCACGCACAGCAACACATCGTCCGGGTCGCACGGCCGCGGGAGTTTCATTCCACTATGACCCGCTCCTTCATGCCGCGCCCTCAAGGCTGCCACGGCCCAGAACCAGGCGTCGTCCGCCGACGCAAACGGCGACGGGCACGAACCGCGCCCCAATGGCTGAGAAGAGTCGGACGCCATGCCTTGCATTCCTTAGTTGCAGTGAATAAAACATGAACAACCTAAGGTAGAATTTTCTCTGCCGCAATCCGCTTAAGGTGAAAAATCCTATTGGCGCTGGCAAAAATTCCGCGCACATTGCCGGCGGGCATTTTGGCGAGCGGGTGATCGACCTTGAAGCACGAGGATATTTGGCGCGCGCTGGACACGCTGGCGGCCGAGGCTGGCATGTCTGCGTCCGGCCTGGCACGGCGCGCCGGACTCGACCCAACCACGTTCAATCCATCAAAGCGGCGCATGCCGGACGGTCGCAACCGCTGGCCCAGTACGGAGAGCCTGGCCAAAGCATTGGACGCGGCCGGCGCCAATCTGGGCGGATTCGCGCAACTCGTGGCCGGCGGACGCGCGCTGCCATCCGGCCGGTCGCCGGCGCGGAGCATTCCGCTCATCGGGTTCGCCCAGGCCGGCGGCAATGGCTTCTTCGATGATGGCGGTTATCCGGTGGGCGGCGGCTGGGACGAGGTCAGCCTGCCCGAGGTAGGTGACCCGCATGCCTACGCGCTTGAGATTGCCGGCGATTCGATGGAGCCGGTCTATCGCGATGGCGACATGGTCATCGTCGCCCCAGGCGCACCGGTGCGCCGCGGCGATCGTGTCGTGGTGCGCACGGTGCGCGGCGAGGCGATGGCCAAGCAACTGGCGCGCCGCTCCGCCCGACGTATCGAACTCCGCAGCCTGAACCCGGACCACCCGGACTACAGTTTTGACCTTTCCGAAGTGGCCTGGATGCATCGTATCATCTGGGCAAGTCAGTAGAGAAGCAGGAAGAGGTGTTATTTTTTGAAAAAAAGAACACTTCCTTCTTCACTTACCTGTTTGAACGCACGCCTAAGTCGCAGTGCCAGAGTCCGCCAACGTCCGCTCGCGACCCATACGGACATCGCGTGCTTCCCGCCCGAAGCCCACCAGAACGGCGATGGTCACAGCTGCAGTGCCAACCACCAACACGAGCGGCCAACTGAGGTTCTTGTGAAAATATGCGTCGGCGAGGCCGCTCTGGATCGGCAGGCTGACCGAAGCCAAGAGATTACCTATCGTGTAGGTCAGCCCAGGAAACGTGCCACGAATGGCCGCAGGCGATAATTCGTTCAAATGCGCGGGAATAACGCCCCAGGCACCTTGAACGCAAAGCTGCATCGCGAATGCACCGATGCCTATCTCAAGCGGGTCGCTCGTGAAGGCCCAAAACGGCAGCACCGGCAGCGACACCAGCGCCGCGACAACAATCGCCCTGCGCCGCCCGAAACGCTGCGACAGCGTGGCGCACATAATGCCGCCGGCGATAGCGGCGATGTTCATAAAAATCAGAATCGTCGTTGTGACGCCCAACGAAAGTCGGTGATCGACCATGAGGAACGACTTATATAAGTCCTGCGTGCCATGGCTAAAAAAATTGAATGCCGTCATCATGACGACTGCGTAGGCCACCAAACCCAGGTGGCCGTATATGACATCGAACAGGTCTCGCACCGAGGCCCGGTGCGTCGTTGCGGCACGCGTCTCCCAATCCGGGCTTTCCGGCACGTTGCTGCGTATGTAAAGGACGAGCAGCGCCGGCAACGCACCGAGCATGAACAAACCGCGCCAACCGACGAATCCGACCGCAGTCCAGTTCAGCAGGGTCGCCAGCAGATAGCCGCTTGGATAGCCTGCCTGGAGCAGCCCGGACACCGTACCGCGCCATTTGGCCGGAATGCTCTCCATGGTCAGCGATGCACCCACGCCCCACTCGCCGCCCATTGCCAAACCGAATAATCCACGCAGCACCAGGAATGTGGTCAGCGTCGGCGCAAACGCCGAGGCAAACTCGAGCACAGAATATAGCAACACACTGGCCATCAGCGCCGGCCGACGACCGAACCGATCCGCCAGCAGTCCAAAGACGAAGGCGCCCAATGGTCGCGTCGCCAACGTCACGGTAAATGCCAGGCTGAGCGCGGTCCGCCCGGTGTGAAATGCCTGCGCCACATCATCAAGTGTGAACGCCATGATGAAGTAGTCGAACGCATCGAGCGTCCAGCCGAGATAGCAAGCCGCGACGACATGCCGCTGCTGCCGCGTGACGTCCGCCATGGACAGGTTCCCCCAGTTGGTTGAGGGCAGCTATGCGGCGAAGCCGAGCGACGTCAATGGTGCTCCCCGGTCAGCATCCGTAGGGTGGCCTTTTACCCCTACTTCGCGCCGCCCGACCGTGCTCAGGCACGGGCGTTGTCATTGCCATGCAGCTTGGTCATGATCGCCTGACTCAGCGCGATCGCGTCACCCTTGGCGACGCTGTTATCGGGAAGCGCAATCGAGACGGCCGCGCCAGCCAGCAGTGGCACCGCCTGCGTCCAGGTTACCTGGTGCACAAGCAACGCGGTAAACGTCCCGAACGCGGCGGAGAGACCCGCCACGGTCGTCGGCTGGCGGACCCATTTCAGCACCAGATTCATGGTTATGTTGCCTCAATCAGTGTAAAGAAACAAAGTGTCGTTTTTGAAAAACAGAACCGAAAACTTTTGTCTGTTGGCGGAGGCGCTCGTTCGGGCAGATACACGTCAGGTGGTGAGGGGGCGGGAGCAAGAGTTTCTTCATTCTTTTTTCCGAAACTCAGACCTTCCCGTCTCGCCAATGCCACGCGTGCTCATGGAATGGTAAACATCGATGCCTTGATCAGACCTGCGCTCACCGCACCTAGATGAAGTGCCGCGGAAGGGTGTACGCCATCCGCACTCGCCGCACCGTAATCGACCCGCCACTTATGCGAACCACCGGGGTCTTCCATGAAGCCGGCGACATCAATGAGGCCGTAACAACCGAGTGAGGCCAATTTGGCCGGCGTCCGCAAATCAGCATTCAGCAGCTCGCGCTGAGCCTCGTCCAGGAGTTGCTGGCTGCTCCACGATTGATTGACCAGCGTCGTCCAACCGTCAGTGCTGTCCGTCGTCGGCGTCGCCGTGAAGCACCACACGCGTTTGCCTGCCGCTGCATAACGGCTCGCAATCGTCTGGATATAGCCTTCGACGATCGTATAAGCCGTATGGGTCTCCCAAATGTCATTACGATCCAACTCAAGCAGAACATCGGTAATGCCGGTATCCGTGGCGAGCGCCATCTGACCGTTCCCCTGCATGGCCTCCTCACCGGCATTGGTCGAGCCGCGCGCCGCCGACACAAACGGCACATTATTTGCCAGGCTCCGCTCTATATATCCCTCGTTCTGCAACGCGTCAGGAACATCGCCGGTGCCCGCCGCAATCGAGTCGCCAAGGATCAGCACGGCCCCTGGCGCCGGCAGCCCGCCTGCCGGTGTCACCAAAGCAACGACAGCGGAAGGTCCCCAGAATCCACCCCCCGTATTGCTGAGATTCGTCGGGTCCAGCGTATGATCGTTCAACGCAGTGCTGCGCGAATCAAATTCGTTATTGGCACCGGTATAACGGTAGCCACCCGGCATATCCGCTATTTGCAGGCCCACGCCACTCATCATGGCTGCCGTACGAATGAAGAATTGCGTCGTCGGCGGGATGGTGATCGTCACCGGATCGGACGTTACGACATCATGTGCCGGTGCAATAACGACGCCAACCCGCCCGCCGAACCGCGCCGGCACAATCTGCCCTATATAGGTCACGAGCAGGCCGCCCGCGTTCGCGGCCAGGGTTGGTGCGCTGAGATTAAGCACGGAAGCGGTCGGTGTATTGCCGCTCGTGGCAAAACTGTTGGTCACCGAGGTTATATACGTGCCTGGCGAAAAATAGCTGCTACCAGCCGGGCCGGTAACATATTGGCCGGCGCTGACCGCGTTGCAGCCAGAGACCGTCGTCGGCGAACATTGAAGTGAATTGGCACCACTGGCAAATGCTACGCTCGTCAATACATTATTTGCCGGCGCGGTCGGCATAAAAATACTGGCATTTGCGATCGTCGCCGTAATCGGACGATCCACTTCCCCTTGCTGCGGCATATCAAACGCCGCGTAAACCAATTTTAAGGCCGCAACCGTTCCCCAGGATGGCGAATAGCACATCACCTGGTCCATCACCGCAATATTGACATTATCATAATAGGCGCCGGACCCATTGACGCCGCGCCGGCCACAAATCGGCACCCATACTGGCCGTCCCCCAAGCGCGCGTAAGCTTCGGGCGGGTGAACTGACTGAAGCCACGGCCGTATCATCCAACGACGCGGGCAACACCAGCAGCGCTGCCCCAATCGCCAAACAGCGTAAAGCAAGCATGAAATTACCTCTCCCAAGCTGAAATGGTCGCCGCGACAGGGCTATAGACAGTGATAGCTCCGCCGTTGACGAACTGGCCGCTTTCATAAAATGAACCTGCCGGAAAATACGCGCAGTCTGGTGCATTTGGCGCTGCGACGCCGCCCAAAAAATTAACCCAGATAAAGCTCGCTTGCGGCGCTTGAAATGCCATATAGCGACGTGCCGGATTGGCGGGGAACAACGTCGTGCTGGTCAGCGCAGGCGCGTTTGACAGCGTACGCGAAACGGGCTGGCCGGCGATGGGGATCGCCGGGACGCCCCCCGTAAGCGCGGTGATTTCACTCGCCTGATTGGCTGCCGTGGCAGCGCCTGCCGAAGGCGTCACGACCAAAGGCTGTGCGGCGGTGCCACACGCGATGGCAGTGCCAGCGCCGGTTGCGCAATGGAGCGTGACCGCAGGCGCCCGGCTCGTGCCGTCCGGGAGCACATATGAATCTCCCGCCATCGCGAACCGTGGTATGGCCAGAAGATAAAGGGCACCGAGCAAGCAACGGTACATGATCACCTCGCGGCCTTGGGTTGTATTGATAGGACTGAATCTCGCAGCTGAGACAAACATCGCTGAGCATCACGCATCAGAACCCATTGTCACCGCCTCATTGCTTAAGATAATTGTGTTCGATGATCCACCGATAGGCCGGCTCCGCTAGCCAGATCGCGGCACTTCCAAGCAAGCCCAATCCAAGAACAAGCCCAGCCGCCCGTGAACGTAGTGCCACAATCTCCGCGACTGGCTGACGCAATTCCTGCATCGCCTGAACCAGTTGCTCAACTGATCGTCCGCTCGTGACAGCTCCTGTACGCAACGCCTCCAGATCATGCTGCATTACACAAATCACGCAATCCAGCTTTTCTTCGAGATCTCTTTGTTCCTGCCGAAGTATCGCCACATCAGAACGCAACAAATCATGCAGCTTATCAATCTGCATATGCCTGATCTCGATCGTCTTCGACAGCGACTCCAGGCCTTGCAGGATTTCGCCGATCTGCTGATAGAGGGATTTTACATCTTCCGCGCCCATCCACATGGCCTCCCGCCTGACATCGCCCACACAATAACCAGCCGAAGCAAAGATCCTGGCAAACCTGCCGACCCGTTGTGCCGTCCTAGGCGATGGAGAGAACGCCGCCGTTATTCCAGATCTCACCCGACCCCGAAGACGGCCGTGTTGTCGGCAGCCCCGATGCAAACAGTCCGTTACTGGGTGACAGCCACAGCGCCCCTTTGGGTTGAATTCCAATCCCCCCCTGATTGGTCGTCATCAGGCTAAGATTGCCGGCAATGGCGTTCTGCAGCTCGATCCAGTTCACCGAGTGAGGAACATTCAGCAGGCTCAGCAGATTCCCGCTCCCGCTAGTCCCACCGGCCGCATTGATAAAAAGCGCGCCGCCCTTTGTTTCAATAACACCATTAACGGTTCCGTCACTGCCGTCAAATATGATCGTCGGTGGATTGCTGCTTGTTGCCGCCTGATGGCGAATGAAATTCGCCGCGCGAAGCACGGAGGATATCCGATATAATACAGAGCCGTCGGACGCGGCAAATATATGGTCTTTGGTGTTAGCCATACCTGCGGGCGCCGTAGCTGTCGCCGGACTTTGAAAAGTGATATAATTCCCAACATTCGATGCGGAATTGTCAATAAATGCTGTTGAAAGTGGAACGTTACCAGGATTGAGGCCGAACGTCGTCAGGCCCACCGTGCCATTTGCGTTATTGATCTGAACGATAGTCGCCATGTTGCCGAACTGGCACGCACCTACGGTGTTATTAGAGGAGTTAAATGTGCTGGTGAACTTTATTGCAATATCCTGTGAATTTCCGCCGGATGGGCCGCCATTAAAGTTGCACCCGACAATATAGAAACCTGAGCAGCTTATGAGGTTGCAAAGCGTTTGCTGCGTGTTCGGCCCGCCGTCCCGCGATATGTCCACACCAACGCAGAAGCAACCGAGGACATTGGATGCTTTCAGGACACCGAGATTAATGTTCACTTCCCCATTTGCGATCCATAAGCCAAGCAGCACCAATTTACCTGGAACATATCCTGGCCACGTCGTGATATCGGTTTGCGTAAAGAGATAATCGACTCCGACGACGAGCGGATTAGTGAAATATATGCCCTCACAATAGCCGGTCTGCAGCACTACGGCGTCACCGTAGTAGGCCTGTATGCCGGTAATTCTGGTATCAAACGACCGATTGAGCTCGATGACAGCCGAATTTGATGTGCCTGCGGCAGCAGGCGGACCAAACCAGCTCACGTTATTGATCTGTACGCTCCAGCACCCATTCAATATAAAGCCGCGCAAGAATGTTTGCGGAAATGGGGACGTGCCGTTCGCAGAATTCGGGTAACCAAAGCACTCAATATCGCTGATATGCGCCGAGACATAGCCAAACGATGTCTCCGTCGGATAGGTAAGACGAGCAACTGCCCCGGTCTGCCCAGTGGTGTTCTCCGCATAGGCCGAAAAACCGGAGAGAATGACTTTATTGAAGGGATTGGTCTGACTAAGATCGAAGCCAATCCCCGTGTGCTGCAAATGCAATTTGGTTTGGCCCTTCCCGGCGCCCCTGACGGTTACCGGCTTGCCACTCCAGGTCAGCGGACTCGCAAGCGTATAGTCGCCGGCTGGGACAAAAATCTCGCCGCCATTATTGGCGACCGCGTCGAACGCAGCATTGAATGCAGCCGTACAATCGCTACCGTCAGTCAGCGCGCCGAAATCGACAACGTTCAAAACGTCCATCGATTTGGCAGCCAATGTCCGGTTTGGCGTCCCGCTCGAGACGGCAACCGTTCCCAACGTCACGGGCCCTGCCATCGGCGCCGTAATCTCGCCCTGAGAATTTAATGTTACATATCCGCCAGATGGAATCTTCGCTGCGAGGGCCGCAAGATTAGCCTCAGTCGTATCAAGGCCACTGGAAAGTGACGACAGTTCGGCACTCACAGACGGGTCAGTAGAGGCCGAGATCGTACCTGACCCATTAATGGCAACATTTGTCCCCGCTGTAAACAGCCCACGCAGAGCCGTCAGCGGCAGACGCTGAGGAGTACCAGCTTCGTTGATGATCGCCTCTGCTGTCAGATCGAGGCCTGGCGTGAGCGGGAAGCCAGCATGGTCGGCGCCTGTCGCCGCAACAGCCCCGGCCTGGAGCGCCAAGCCAACGCCGATCTCGACCGCCTCCGGTCCACCTGGACCAAGCGAAATGCGGCCGAGCAAATTCGCGCTCGGTATCTCAATCGCAGGTTGTGTACCGCCCAATAACTCTGCCACCGTTACTGATCTGGTGACACCAGCTTGGCTAACCGGCAATTCATCCTGATCACCTGATGTCGTCGCCGGTGGCAACTGCGGGATAGTCGGCATAGGGGAACCTCGTCACCGTGGGGCGCTAGGCAAACCAGCGATATAGAACGCGCGCGCTATCTCGTTATTTCAATGCACTGATCCGATACATTACGCGATGGCCGTCCAGCCCGTCGCGTCCGTCCCGGTCTGCTTGATCCATAAGGTGCTGCCAACGCCACCATCGAGATTACGAAAATCGGATCCGGGCGGGGCCGCAACCGCGCCAGTCGGCGCGCCGCGTCCAACCGTGGACGTGCATCCGGTTGGTTCAGCAGCGCTGGCAATCTGCAACACGCCGCCCGCGCTCGGCCGCAGTGTCACGTCGCCCCCGGCAACACTCTGCACCACCGCGCCGCCGTCCCCCGTGGGCTGAACATAGTCGATTGCCGGAAACGCAACGGCACGCCACGCGCCAAATGCCCCAACCAACTCGGCAGCCCCCAACGCGGGAATCGTCGCAGCAAAGTCGGTCCAATTTTGCTGCGCCGGTGAGGTGCCCTCAAGCGCCAGTTGCACAGTGCAGTTGCACGCCAATCGCAACCGCCTTCCCTCCAGCACCGGCACGCCAACATAGGCAGTGGCCGCCGCCCCACTTCCATCACCGCTAATCGTAACCACCGCACCCGTGCCAATCAGTCCATATCCGGAACCCGGATTTGTGACGACAATCCACAGTAAAACCCCGCCATTGACCACGGCTTGCGCCGTCGCACCTTGCCCGCTACCGGCAATCGAAATCTGTGCCGCGGTATAGCCGCTACCGCCATCCGTAACCCGAACAAACGAAATTTGCCCGAGCGTATCTGCCTGGTGGTTTGTCACTATCGATGTGATAGGCGCGTCGGCGCTCGTGACCATCACCTCATCTGCAATGTCGGGCACGACCAAACTGGAGCGCCCCGCGACAATGTTACCTGCTATGGTAAAACGCGGTTGATTATTCCATCGATTTTCATCAACGATCGCCTGATCGGTATGGAGCCATAGCGCTTGATCGATCGTAGCGCTCCCCCACCCATTCATGTCATTGCCTGTTATCCGTATACCCATTGCCCCGTCATGGATATTCACCGCGCCACCCTGCGCACCGGTAAATCCGATCCAATTTCCCGTAACTGACACGGGTCCCGTAAGCCCATAAGACAAGCCTGGCTCGACTGCTGATATATCGATACCCCACTGATTCATGAGCAAGTAATTTGCCGAAGCAATCACGTTCTGGCATCCGCCCAGCCTCATACCTGTCGACGTGCCGATCACCTGGTTCAACGATATAACACAACCCCAACTGGTCCGTGCATCGATCCCAGCACCCCCACCGGACACGCGATTCCCGACGACGCACGACGAACCGAGCCGTGCCGCAATGCCACCGCCTCCCAGCGCATCATCGGAGTCGATCGAATTGTTTCTGACCGAGGCCATATAGCCACCAACCGCCAAGCCCCACGCAGCATTATTCGAGCAACTATTTCCATCTACGATGCAACTCACCGTTCCGGCATTGACTGCCCCGCTCGTCCAAGCCCCGATGGTAATTCCATTGTTATTGCCTGAGCAGTTATTTCTCGCAACGATGCATCCTGTTCCAGGTGCCACTATTATACCGCTCGCCCCGTTTTGAGAGCAGTCGCAATCGCTCACTCGGACCGTTCCGGAGCCCGCCACCGAGACGCCGTTCATGGCATTGTTCTTGAACCGACAGGCGGTCACTTCATGGGCTGCTCCGGCAGCACACAGGATGCGCAGCCCATCACCACTGGTAGCCCCGTAAGCGTTCAAGAACTGGCAGTTGGCGAAAATAGCGGATTGGCAGGTAGCATCCACCTGCACCACCGGCGAGTCGGCGGCCGCCAACGCGTTGGCGTCAAATATGACGCCTGTCACGTCGACCACATTGCAGGATATTTCAATCCACGGTGATTGCGCGACAACCTGTGCACGTCTTATCACCGTCCCGCCTGCGACGCCGATGAAGGTCGCGTTGCTGACAATTTGCACGGGACCGTTTACAATATAAACGCCCCTATCCAGCCGAACAGGCCGCCCGGACTGCGCCGCCAGCACAAACGCTTGCGTGTCGTCCGTAACACCGTCGCCAGCAGCGCCAAAACTTTCGATGCTGATCGCATCGGCCAGAGCATCGGCAAGTCTGCGAACGCCGATCCCGCCCGTCGGCGCGACAACCAGATTGGATCCACTTACGCCGGACAGCGCGCCCAAACCACCCATGAAAGCCGCGAAATTCGCTGCCGCATTCTGTCCACCCTGTGCGACAGCAACCAAGTCGCCCGGCTGCGGCGGACCGGCGATAGGCAGACCACTGATGTCGAACGAAGCCGGCGCATCGAGTGTCCCATCGCTGAACGTCAGATTCCCACCAATGCTGATCGTCTCGGGGCTGCCGATGCCCGCGCTCATACGGCCCAGCAGCGTGTTCTGCGGCAGCGCTAGTGCCGCCTGAACACCGCCTAGCAACTGCGCGCGCGTTGCCTTGCGCGCAATATCCGACTGCGAAACCATAATCTCGTCGGTGTCGCTCACCGAGACAGCGGCGGCCAATTCATCGATCGTGGGCATACCGCCGCCTCCGCTCAACTGGTTGTGATCGGCTGGTCAGTTTGGGTCGTAATCGCTGCCCCCGTCTGATCGGTGATTGCGTCCGACGGCACCGGCGGCGTCGCCAGCGACAGCACAGGCAAAATAACGGTCCGGCCAATGGTTCGGCCGCTATTCGTGCCAATCGTCACGGTAACCGCATAATTGGTTCCGGCAAAACCAGCACCGAACCACATGATCGCAAGGCCGCCGTCCGCGCTCGCCGAATGCAATGTCAAATCGCCGGAATTGCTTGGGCTAATCGCCACGTCTAATGTTGCAATAGCGTCACCCTCATTGCCGGCGATCGCCTCGGAAATGTCCAGCACGTAGTCAAGCGTATCGCTGGGATCCTTGACCGGCCAACTCAATGGCGGCTGTAGTGTCGCAACTGTTCCACGCGGCACAATGCCGAAACCATCAATGACAATCACCCGTGCGGTGGACGGAACCCAGCTATATGTCGCCGGCGTGGCCATGTGCTGCGCACTCCTAACATTCGGAAACACCAACCGCGCCGTGCGCGCCCTACCATTCCACCAGGACCAGCCCGGGACCACCCTGGCCACCCAATCCCGCAACGATACCGCCGCCCCCGCCGCCGCCGGGCAGGGTGCACGAAAGCCCTGCGGCTCCCCCCGGTTCCGCGGGCACGGGTGCAGCCACCACCGATGCCGCGCCGGCGCCACCGAAGGCGCCACCCCCTGCCCCACCCAGAACAAACGCGCCGGTCTCGACGCCGGACGCCCCGGCTTGGCCCGCCGTGACATAGCCCGATCCCACGCCCACGCCCCCCTGCGCACCGCCCACCCCACCAACGCCGGGGGCCCCACCAGCACCGGCTTGCCCGCCACCGGCCGATGCAAGCGTGCCAAAACTGGACGGGCCGCCAGGGGACCCCGCACCAACGCCCCCATTCCCAACCGTAACAAAGAAGCTTGCGCCGGCAGATACCGAATAGAAACCCTCGGAATAACCGCCTCCGGCGCCCCCACCCCCGGCACCCCCGCCGCCATTCCCGCCGGCGCCCCCGCCACCCCAAACACGCAATTTCACCGCGGACACCCCGTTCGGTACAACCCAGCTCCCCTCGCTCGTGGGCGTGAACACTGCCAAATTGTGGGTGCCGGGGCTCAGTTGCGGCAATTTCCAGGACAGAAACGGCGCGCTCGGCACTTGCACGATGTTCGCGGCGCTGATCGCGGCCTGTCCGCTTTCAACTGTAATGACATAAAGTCCCACCCATCCGGCGTCCACTGACGGCGTAGATTGGGATCCCGCCGCGGCAGGCGCGCCCGCCTTCAGTTGCAATTGCACCTGCTGCAAGCGTTGCGTGTCCTGCGGCGCACCGTTGCCACCCGGCCCGCTATAAGGCTGCGACGGATTATTCGCGTTGTAATACGGGAGTACCACCGGCGTGGCATCGCTCTCCAAAAGGCTGGCCTCGACCAGGTAATTGATCGCCTGACTCGTGCCGGCAGGTGCCGTCAGTTGAAAACTCGTGCTGCTCAGATTGATCCCCGTCCGCAGCAATGGAGCCGGTTCCGCGGGCAGGGAACCAAACGGCAAGCTATCGACAGCACCATACTGCGTCACACTCCCCGGCCCGACGGAGATCGTGAGCGACGCAGGTTCGGTCGGCAAACAAGGCAGCCCATCCACAACAATATTGGTGCCAAGCGTCGCCTGTGCCAGGTAGCCGATGGCAATCATAACGTTGCGCTCTATGCTCAGCAGGTCGGTGTCCAGCGGTATGGCGCCGGGATAGACGATTTGCCTGTCCACGCTCTTCTCATCCTCATATATCTTAAGTGCAATATTCCCGGTCGCCACCGCGTACGCTTCATTCAGCCTATGACGCGTCAGTTCGAAATCCGCATCCACGCTATCGTCGCGACCGGTAGCAACGGGGGAACCGCATTGATGATGTCAGCATCACTTATCTGCGGCGGTTCCATCGAAAGATCACCATAAACCGGTATGCCGCCACTGCCATATCCGGCGAGTAGCGCAATGCCGCTGCCATGCGGCCGGTACGCGGTGACAAAAAACTGAAATGGCAATGCGAGATTGCCCCAGCCCCCGGCGACGCCATACCCAACGCCACCGCGCGCATAACCGCCAGTATCGCTCGTCAAAGCCGGTTCAAAAATCGTAGGTGCCCGGCCGGTAAGCTGCTGTATCGACAACGTAACCGCGGCACGGGTCGCCCGCGGCCGCAGCAGCTCGTTTTCAATCCTGACCCTGAATGCGGCGTCGCCCTCGTCGCCAAACCGCGGCAGCGCGCCGCCAAAATAATCAACACTGATCATATCAAGGAACGCACTGGCAGCGGTCCGGAGTCTCGCTTGCGCAATGACAAATTGAATCAGCTCATAAACAGAACACCATGCCGCACCAATGCCGGTCAGCAATCCGTCCAGCACTGGCGTATCGTCCGCAAACCAGCCCTGCGGCAACAATGCCCGCGCGCGACGGGCCATATCACCAGGATCGCCGGTCATCCTAATTCACCACGACCGATGACGCGAAAATCACCCCGTTGGCTGGGGCCAGAACATCGATTGCGGCATTATTAATCAACGCACTGGTAACGCTCAAGACGCTGGGGTCGGTGTCATGCGCGATGGCTTCAATCTTCGAAATTGCTAATATGCCCGCGATTGGCAGTCCCTCTATCCACGCCGCGATATTCTGCCGGGCGAGTGCCGCAACCGCCGCATGTGTCAGCTGATTCGATGTTTCCAGAACAACATTGACAATCACCTGAACCACAATCGGGCCATGCACCGTAAATATCGACCCTACCGGCCGCACGGCATTCACGGCCGCCTGCGCTTCGGCCAACAGCGAAGCCGGAGGAAAGCCAGTCCCATCATCGACGATAACGCAAAATGTCCCAGCCTGCGATATGCCCGTCAGCGTTTGATTTTCCAGGACCGTATAGCGCAGACCCTGCTGCAAGCCCGCCACCGCGGCGAGCACTGCGCCGACTGTCGCCAGCGACCTGTTATTGATATAGAGCTGAAACCGGGCACGGAACGCGACGTCGCTCTCCGCGTCTAATCCGCCGCTTGTCGGATTTGCATTGGCGACCATGTCGATGCCCGCTATCGGCGATGCCAGCAATCCAATCGCGCCGGCTTGAATATTGCCCGCGCTGCCCGGTTGGCTCGCCGCCACCGGCAAATCTGCGCTAACGAGGCCCGCCGGCAAAGTGTAGCCGGCACTCCCGTTCCAATAGGGGTTGGACGTATTGGCCGTCACCAAAAAAACTTGTAGCCCCTGCGTCACGCGTAACATCGTCCCGACCGGCACAGTTGCCTGAAGCGTTGCCGTATAGCGACTAAACGTCACACTCCCCACAGAACTGGTCGCGGGCAGCCGCACCAGCGCGAAATCCGCCATCCAACTGTCAAGGTCCGGGCCCGCGCTCGTGGCCGCGCGCGTCAGCGCCAAAACCTGCAAAATCAACCACTGTAACCATAATGCAACGGATGCGCATGCCTCCAGAAGCGCCCTCAACACGCTCCCGACAGTGAGGTCGACAAGCTGCACTGCAGTTCCCTGCAATGTAGCCGCCATCTGCTGAACCATTGTCGTGAAACTCTGCACGGGGAGCTGCATGTCAGCTACTCACGGTGAACGTCAGTGACTGGGTACCGCCGCTTAATGCATCGACATAGCTGATCCCAACATATACGCTGCCATTTGATGATATCTGTGCCGTTACCGTCGGATCAGGTTGGCTCGCCACCGCACTCTCCGCGAAAATCTGGCTCTTTATCATGCCAATGATCTTGCGTTCATCAAGTGTCGTCCCAACGAATTGACCGAGACCCGCGCCATATGTTGGATGCCAGACATACTGGTCAGTATTCGTCAGGAGTCTTCGAAGCACGCGCTGCTGGCCAAGGCCGGAACCGGACGCCATCGCAATATCACCCGTCGCGCCGACGATAATATCGCCGCCCCAAACCAGACTCGCATCGTTCACCATGCCACTGCCTCAATCGGTTGGTGTCGGCGGCGTGTTGCTCGGCGGGTGGGTGTGTTCATTATAATGCCCGCGCAGTGCGGCAAGCGATCCATGCGAGTCGGACACATTGCCGGTCACTTGCAAATTTCCGTTATGCAGCCACGTCCCCGCATTGCTTTCGATCAACCCGGTATTGTGAAGCTTAATCGAACTGCCGCTGCTATGGACAAGCCAGCATTCGCCTGCGGGCGCTGGCGGCGGAACAACCTGGGTGGACCACAAACGGCCGACGACCACACCCTGCTCGGCATCGCCTTCCTGCCACAAAACAACAACCTGATCCCCCGGCTGCGGCGGGCACGCCAAGCCCCACCCGTGACCCACCCACGCCGACGCAACCGGAAGCCAGCCGGACAACACCCCCTCCGGTTGAACCTTAACGCGAACGGTGAATGTCGTCGGATCAACCGAGGTCACGACGGCAATGCGTGGATGCGCCCACACCTGATCCAGTTGCGTCGCCTGACCCTTCAGCAGATTTAGGAAATCGTCCACGCAGACCGCCTAGCTTGCACATGTTGCGTAAAGCCGCGTTTCACCGAGAAACGCCGCTCCACCTCATAGATCGTGTACCCACCATCGAAGTCCGTGTTGGTGCCATATAATTGCAGCTGCATGCGCGGTGCCGTCACCAGGTCGGCCGGCGCCTCGAAGCTGACACGCCGTTCATGACTGCTCAGTTGGGACGCTATTCTCTGCGCAAGAAGCTGCGCGTCCGCCGGTGCAAGGTTAGGCCGCAACGTGATCATCGATGCGCCATTGGGCGCCCCATTGCCATACATCGCGGACGCGGAAACCACCTGCTGCAGCGCGCAGTTCCAGCTTTGCACCTGTAGCGAACCGCCGGCCCCGATCGCGAGGTCGCGGCTCATCTCCATAGAGATACAATCATCTGGTGAAACCGCAACCGATCCGGACGGAAGGGATGACGGCTGAAAATATAAAGTCATGCCGCTCACCCAGACATCATAGCCCTCTTGTTGCGCCAGCCACGACAAAACATCCCACTCCGTCGTTGCACGGCCATGCTGGCTCAGCGCAGTCCGCGTATGACCCGCTTGGAAAAATCGCCCAATCAATTCCATCGTCGGCGCGACCGACGCCGCCAGTCCGTGGCGGCTAGCCAGCAGGCTGGCCACATCGCTGGACGTCAAATTCTCGAAGCTATCATGTGTCTGTGCCGCTATAAAAAGGGCGGTGCTATCTCGGCCCGCCAGGTCCACGGTCCCGGCAATCGGGTCTATGTGTAACATGTCTCCCTGGCCGATTATGAGCGATTGCCAGGCTCCATCTATCCCGGCCTGTATCTCGACCTGCAATGGAATAGCTGACCACACCGAAATATCATCAGCTGACAGAGCCGAGCGAAACGCGAATCGGTCAGCCGCCAAATAGGCGTTTGCATGGATTTCCGCTTCATAAACGCCCGCCAATGGAGCGCCATTCACCAGCACCTGCAGGCCCGGCTGGCGAACATCACGTTGGAGCAATCACCGCACCCTTATCATTCGCGAGATTCGGAATAACCAACGTCGTGAGACCGGACAGCCAGGGGTCGGTGATAAAATTCGCCGCCGCGATAACGTCCCATTTCGTCGCGTCGCCCAGGGTTCTATTTGCAACATCGAACAGGTTACCGCCGGCGACCGTCACGATGCGCATCACACCATGACCTGGCTATAATTCGCCGTGGCGCGCGCAACATAACCGCGGGCCGCCGTTGCCGCTGCAAGACTCCCGGCTGCGTTGATCGTCGTCGTAACACCGCTGGCAGAAACCTGCTGCGAAGCGGCCGCCAAAACGATATCGGAGCTTTGGATAGAGGCTGAAATACTCTGTCCGGCCGCCACCAGGGCGAGATTGGCAGCAACGTTCGCCGCCGTGCCGGAACCAGCAACACCGGCCGCCGCCAACGCAGTCGTTGCGCCGGATACATTCGTGAAACCAGCGGCACTCGCCAGATCAGCCGTCACGGCACTCACCAATGATACGGATAGCACACTTACTTGCGCCGTGGGATCATCCGCCACCACGCAGCTGATTTGATACGGAATCCACCAGCTATTGCAAAATGCCAACCGCAGATCGGCAATCACAACGGTATAGAAGAATTCGTCCCATGCGAGCGGGATCATTTGACCGGCAATACGCATCGCGTCCAGGGCCCGCGCGCGATCCGTCGCATCACTGCCCGACAACACACCTTGCCATGCGAT